GGGATCCAAAAGAGCATGCTTAAGTTGAGACAACGTAATGGTGTTAACAGGCCCCCCGGCAGCTTTGAGAGAAAAATACTGCGCGTAAGGCTCGTAGGCCACCAATAGTCGCCCGTAATGGAGTTGAGTACCATTGATAACAAAGCGAAGGTGGAAAGTGCCGCGAATACCCAAGTAGTTGAGTAAACGGGCCTTGATCGGCGGTAAAGCAAACCACAAATCCATTGGAGAGAATCGGTTAAAACCGGTTCCTGTAGTCCAAGTAATGGTGGTGATCGCGACTGGGCGCTCGAGAAAGCGCCCAAGGTCGGGGCTCGCGGCGAGCAAGGCAGTATCAGCGATGAAACCAGACGGTTGTTGGTCGGTCCGAGTTTCAGTCGCATCCACAAATTGCACAACGCTAGACGCTGCGGACACGGAAGTGCCCATGGTACCCTCGAAAGGTTGGGAGACAAGGCCACTAGAGGTGGCCGTGTCTGAAGTTGGGACAGAAGTCCCGCTAGAAGATAATTGAGAAGCAAGCGGTTGTTTAAACGCCTCGGTCCGTACGCTCGTAAGACTGGGCTCCAATGTTCTTTGCACCTTCCAAGGTGCGCCCCTAAATAGGGGGAGGGGACGAGACCCCTCGGATACTACTGCGCGCAATGCGCTCTCTGTGAACATCGAGGTGAGAGCTGGTGTAACATAGGTCGCAACAGTAGGACTGGGGTATGGTGACCCCCCAGTCAGGGCCTCAGCTACGCTGCTGAAATGCGGAACAACGTCAGAGAGGACGTTTCGAGACTCCACCGGGTCGATACACCCAGTGTCAAATCGACGCAACACGCGCTCTTTGTTGGGAAGAACCATGTTGTCGATGTATCGCTGGGGCAGCAAAACTAGCAGGGACTGATAAAACTCAGGACCCCACAAGTACGCCTCCCAGAGAGCGTTACGGGCCGTCGTAACTTCTTGATCAAAAGCAGAGATGTACTTAGACGTAATCTTGTAGCTGAGCATCTTCAAAATGCTCTTCTTAGACAACGCCATTACAAAGAACTCCAATTCCTCGTGGAAGCGCGGATAGCGCTTGAGGAATGAGAGCTCTGAGATGGTAGCAACATCGCCAGTTTCTCGGTTCTTCTCACCAGGGGTGGCGATGAAACCATCTTTAGCGAAACTGTCGACAATACTCTGGTAAGACCACGCGGCGGGGCGGCGCATTGCGCCGTCATCACCGTAAACGGAAAGACACACATCACTCCTAAAGACTACTGGAGAAAAAGACATTTTGTTTCTCCGGTACCATCTCACATAAAGTGAGAGGCACACGAGAGAATTCCAGATAGCCGTAAGAGGGTGTCCAGAGGCGTTGAGAGATTCAGACACAAAGTAAGAACCGCGAAGACGGAAAATGGGCTTGTAAATGCCATAAGCGAGAGTGATTCCCGCAGAAATTTCCTCGCGGGTGTAGTCCATGGCTTGCAAGGCTCGGAGGGTAAATGCGATGCAGAATAAGAAGTCGAAAGCTCCGTAAGAGCGATCCAATTTCTTGATATCTACATCGGTGAAACACCCCTCCGCACCATTCATCATCTCAACCCAATTGGTACCGTCAGTACCATAACAGTTCATCCCAATGGCCACCTCGCGCATCGCGCCGGTGGCTAACATGAGAGGAACTGAAAGATACTTGCGAACAGCTAAGGTGAAGGAAACTTCTGGAACTTGAAAGAACCGAGTTTCTCCAGCCTGAGCTTTCGCCAATGAGACGGCTTCATCCTTGAGCGAACAAGAAAAGAAGTTCTTTGGCATGAGGCCAGCGGTCACTCGAGCAATCATTGCATCCATTGCATCCCTTACGGGTTGCTTGAACGTTATGACGCCTAGTGGAGATTTATCGAAGAGAGAACTCTTCTTACATCCCCAGTGACCACCAGCGGAAGTTTCGAGGTTTAGAGGGGTTAACCCCCCCCGACCAGGAGTTCCGTTGAGGACCTCATGAGGTGAAAGCGTTCCGCGCGGGACTATAGAGTCCCACGCGACAAGCGAGGAGACATCGTCGAGTGTTTGTTGAAACTCGACTAGATTGACTCCTCTTTCAAAACGAAGTCCAGCTAGAAAACTGGCAGATGGGTCGAGCCACTTATTCCCCTCTAAACGAGGGGACATTAATGGCGCGCTCATCTCTAAACCTAACTCCTCACGCAGAGGAGTGAAAGTGTCATGGAGAGCGGTGCGCGCAAAATCAGAAGTAGGATGCGCGCTACCAGCTCTTTCGACACCTAAAAATTCCACTTGGTACTTTTCATCACGGAAGAGTGATTTCGGGTGAGGAACGAAAGAACAAGTGGAAGGGTTATCGACTAGGGAAAGGAAGAAGCCTTGGGGGATTACAGGAGCGCAGGGAACAATAATTTGTTGATTTCTGAGCGCAGCCAATGATTCTCCTAAGGCCTCGGCAGTCACGATAGTCGAATAACTGTAAGTGCCGGCTGCGTCGCCAGCATAATGGATGCCGAGGATAGTGGTTCGTGGCGAGAGGGAAAATACGGGAGCACCGCACATTCCACTTTTCGTAGAACCATAGGCTCGACACCCATTAACTAAATGGGTTTCACCTGCGTAGGTGAACCGACCAGCGTGGACTTGATAATCCTTCAACTCGATCGGAAAGGGATCTGTTTTGAGCTCTCGCGCCACCATGGACACGTCATAATTGAAAGTGACGTTGTGCTTGGTGCGAAAGAGACTAACACAGGATGGCGAGAGTCTAACTCCAGGAATACGGAGCAGAGAGTTCTCACCACCCATGTGCAACACATGATCGGCGAGGATTGTGAAGGAAGTTGGTTCCTTCCTATGACCCCGCCGAGAGTGGTAGTAAAGATCCACAACGCAAGGGAAAGTTTTTGGTGCGGTGTGGGTGGCCAGCAAAAATATGTCGGCATCCACACAAAATAAATTGCACCAAGTACCATCAGGATACGCAATCGCAGCTAAACGCGACTCTAACATCCCTCTAGCAGTGCTGGCAGGCACTTGCACAAGGGCGTTTGGAGCAGGGTCATGATAATGGGTGATAGCGTTCATCCAAGGTTGATCAGGAGTCGGCTCCCAAGTGGTAGCAGAAAAATTGGCGCCTTGGGGCGTCACTTTAGGAGGGGTGGAGTAGTAGTCAAAGGCAATCTTTAAAGAAATGCCTAAGATGCTAAAAGCAGCGGCAACCGCAGCCAAATTAATGGCACGCAATCGCTTAGCTCGAGGACGAGCCCACAAATAAGTGAGTACGTCCTCGTAGCATTCTGGGCTAAAAGTCCACAACAACGGGAGCAAAAAGAGAGTCTCCAACCAGTCACAACCGACAACAACCGCAACAGCGGCATGTCGGAAGTCTTTGAAGGAGATAATACCGGAGGTAGTTTTTGTTGTGTACCCCCATGCGTAAGAAGCAAAAGTGTAGTACGCAAAGACTACGGGCCAAGCAAAATAGCTGCTGGCGACTAAGAGTGAACTGTAATAGAGAAACAGAGCACTGC